TGATGAAATCTACGGCGAACGCATAAAGCTGGACAAAGCGGAAGGAATGAAACTGATTGAAAAGGCTCACTCAATCGTCTTTTCTGACAACCCGCCACAAAGAATAACCGAAGATATGACAGATTGGCGCTGCCGGTATTGCCCGTATCTTTCCATATGTCACGGCTGCAAGATACCAGAAGTTCATTGCCGAACCTGCGCCCACGCAACGCCAGAATTGAATGGAACCTGGAGTTGCGCCAAAGGACATGGATTCGGAACCGTGTGCGGTGACCATCTTTTCATACCTCAAATAATGCCGAAAGATTTGGAGGTTCAGGACGCTCGTGAAGGATGGGTGGAGTATATGGATACTGACACAGGTGAAATAATCAGAAACCAACGCAACAGTCGAGAACTGCACGAAAGCAGAATGAAGGTGAACTCATGACATTCAAACTAAGGCCGTATCAGGAAGCAGCAATTGATGGACTGTACCAGTATTGGGCAGACGGACGTGGCGACAATCCTCTGATTGTTGCTCCCACTGGTGCCGGCAAAAGCGCCATACTCGGGCAAATCGTTCAAGATGCCATGTCGTATCCCGGAACGAGAGTAATGATTCTCACTCATGTGAAAGAACTCTTGGAGCAGAATGCAAAGGCATTGCTGCGCATGTATCCAGAGGCAGATTTTGGCTTCTACAGCGCCAGCATCGGCCAGAAGCGCCTAGACAAGCCTATCACATTTGCGGGTATTCAGAGCGTATATCAGCGTGCCTACGATATGGTCCCACCGCCTGACTTGGTTATCGTTGATGAAGCCCACATGATTCCGCAAAATAGCGAAACCAGATATGGAAAATTCCTATCTGATTTGAAGCAATGCAATCCAAAAGTAAAAATGATTGGACTGACTGCCACGCCATATCGACTTGATAGTGGATATTTGCACAAAGGCAAAGGTGCATTGTTTGACGGAATAGCATATGACATTCCTGTTGGAATGCTCATGGATGAAGGTTATCTGTCAACTGTTGTGTCAAAGGGCGGCGCAAAGAAAATTGATTTGACGAACGTAGGGAAAAGGGGAGGCGAATTTATTGAAAGCGAATTGGCTATAGCCGCATCTGATCCAGAATTGGTGAAGGCTACGGTGAAAGAAATAATCGAATACGGACATGATAGAAAAGCCTGGCTTGTATTTGCATCTGGATTGGGCCACGCCGATATGCTCAGAGAAGAATTTGAGCAATACAATATTTCTGTCGCTGTAGTGTCTGGCGATGATGCAATGAAGGAAAGAGATAGAAAAATCAATGACTTCAAAAGCGGGAAGGTCCGAGCAATTGTGAATTGCGGCGTATTGACGACGGGATTTGATTATCCTCAAGTTGATTTGGTTGCAATTGTCAGAGCAACAGAATCTACTGGCCTATACATTCAGATTGTTGGACGTGGTACGCGCCCCGTTTATGCAGACGGATTTGACTTGAACACAAAAGAAAACAGGCTTGATGCAATCGCAGCAGGCTCAAAGCCAAATTGCCTAATTCTTGATTATGGTGAAAATGTAGCGCGTCATGGATTTATTGATGCAGTCAAACCAAAAATAAAAGGACAAAGCACAGGAGAAGGCGAAGCGCCAACAAAAGAATGCCCTAAATGCAATTCAATGGTATTCGCTGGCTCCAGGCAATGTCAGGATTGCGGGCATGAATTTCCTGCCCCTGAACTGAACCACAACCATAAATCGTATGGCGGCGCAATTCTTTCAAATCAGGTACAGGACGAATGGCTTGAGGTTGATGATGTAATGTACCTTAGATGGAAGAAAGAAGGAAAGCCTGACAGTATCAAGGTGACTTATAGGTGCGGAGCGACATTCATAAACGAATGGCTATGCCCGGATCATGGAGGGTATGCCGCAAGTCGTTATCAGGCCCGTATGCCGGCGCTTGGTGCGTCTGCCAAGACGACTGAAGATGCTCTTATCGAGTCTGATGGGTGGGTGAAGCCGGGGCGTATCAAGGTTCGCCCAGAAGGCAAGTATCATCAGATTATTCAACTTGATTACTCAGGGGGTAAGAGTAATGAGAAATCAGAAGTCGAGCGTCAAAGAGATGCAGACATTGAAGCCCTTGCAGAAGGATTCTTGTGATAATTGCATGAACCTTTACGATGATAAGTACTGCATAAAGTGGAAGGACGTGGTTCCAGATGAGGCGAAAAAAAATGGCTGTGAAGAAATCGACCAGTTCCCACCCTTCTGAGCACGACGAACAGCGCGGGCTGGTAAACTGGTTCAGGGGGCGGTTTCCGGGTGTGTTAATATTCGCAATACCCAACGGAGAGAAGCGTTCAATCAACGTAGCAAAAAGACTGAAAGCAGAAGGCGTTGTCGCTGGCATTCCTGATTTGTATGTTCCTCAATGGAATTTATGGATTGAGATGAAGCGGCAAAGCGGTGGAAGATTATCGCCTGAGCAAAAAGCAATGATTGAATATCTGAAGTGCATCGGCCACACCGTCATTGTCGGGAAAGGTGCAGCCGATGCAAGTAGTCAGGTGTTAGGATTTTTGTCATCTTTATCGGAGATATAGGTTATACCCCTCACCCTTGGCCCCTGCCCTTCCGCTGTTTTGATGCGCCCATTCACAATGATGGGCGCCTCTGCTGTTTTGACGGTGATCCACTTCCCAAGCGGCGACATTTGTTCGTAGGTGTAGGGCATCACAACATCCCCCAGACTTCAGCACCGACACCGAGCGACGAGGCTTCCAGTTTGATCCATTCGATGCACTCAATCCATTCAGGATGGGCCAGCAAGTCAGGTGCATTGAGGCGCACGAACAGGACTGATTCCAGCCTGTCAACCAGCTTCAGCCAACGCTCATCCTCTTCGGACAAGTCAAAAGTGTGGCCCGTAATTTGTTGCGCTGCCTCTTTCTCGTAGGCTCCAAGCACATCACCAAACCTGCGCTTTGCCATGTACGGCATATCGCCGGTAACGGCTTCACCGACATCATGGTAGAGCGCAGCCAGGACCAGAGCCGTTGTTGGCAAAGGATGGAGTTCCGCAATCAGGGCAGCGCAGCCCCATTGATGATGCCCAAGGGTTTGGCCCAATCGGGCCAGTCGGGGATGAGTGTGCCACCTTTGGACGAAACTACTTTCGTAAAGCATCATTGCGATTCTCCTTGACTGGTTCATTAACGACGTGCTAACACAATGTCACAAGGAAACGCAAGGAGAATCAACATGGCTTCCATCACCACCACCTGCATCGACTCGTATGACGTAGCGGAACATCCGCTTCTGGCGCCGCTCTACGACGAGGATGAGCGTCTTGACGTGTGCATCACGGCCACCGGCAAGTCGGTGCGCAACGACTATGGTGTTCCCGGTTCGCCTGTCTGGTACGAAATCGAGGACATCGACATCGAGGAATTTGAAATCAACGGCGTTGCCTACACGCCGAAAGCCGTTGAGCAGAAATGGGACAAGGATGTGGCGGATGAGTTGTATGCCGTTTGCGCCGATATTGCAGCAGAGAAGGATGAGTGGGAATGACAGAAGAACAACAAGCAATCCTGAAACGCCTGAAGCGCAAGGCCGAAGTCAGCAAGATGGACCTCAAGGCCAAGAACGATCCGCGCTACCATGACATGAACGAAATCCTGTCCCTGTTGGACATTCTGGAAAGGACGATGAAATGAGTGAATACATGGACGCAATGCACGAACTGAACGACGCTATCTACAACGCCGTTCGTGCAGCAGACAATGAGGACGGTGCTCCTGTCGCTGCCCTGCGGGAACTGGCAGCAGAGATTGACTGCCTGATTGACCACAACTGCACCCGCAAAGAGTTCAACGACATGAAGGCTCTTTACGAAGGTGCCAGACAAGCGGGGCTGGTGGGGTGACATCCCTCATCTGCCTTGCAGCCGTCATTTACTTTGAAGCGCGTTCAGAACCTCTGGACGCGCAAGCTGCCGTTGCTGGTGTTGTGCTGGAGCGGGTGGCTTCTAAACACTACCCTGATGGTGTGTGCCATGTCGCGCTTCAGCATAAGCAGTTCAGCGCGTTCAACAATGGTATTCCAAGCATAGGTAATGCAAATGCATGGCGAACCAGCCTGATGGTAGCCGGCATGGTTCTTGACGATCCTGGCGTGAACCCGATACAAGGTGCCACGCACTACCACACAACCAAAGTACGCCCCTATTGGGCCAAGCATTACAAGTTTCTAGGGCAGTCAGGAGCGCATCTTTTTTATGGCCCACATGAGTGAACAAGAGCAGGGTGCCATTGAAGCATGGCTCCAGAAGAACAAGCCCACTCGATACCCAACAGGATACTCAAGCATCTACGATGAGTTCGGCAATAAGCGCGTCAGCATTCGATTCCGGCTTGCTGGAGTAGCGAAAAAGATACGCGCCGTGCATGGATATGCGTCCTTGACGTATCGGCAGATCGCTGAAAAGATAGCCGAGACAGAAGACACGGTGAAAGCCGCCTGCAAGAAACACAGGATTGCCATAAATGGATGTGATTGACTTACCGAAGAACAATCGTGGCGCCGTCGCCATGTTTTCCGAGATGCTGCATCGAGCGGAAGGGCAGCAACTGTCAAAAGCCATCGTCATTGGAATGACTGAAGGTGATGGTAACACGTTTATCGCCAGCAGTAATCTGAACTATCTTGAACTGATGGGCTTGCTGACAATTGCCCTCAAGCACGGGGAATGAATACAGTCTCGCCCTCGGTGCAGTCAAAATAGTACCAAGCGCAGTTGTCTTTGCCCGTCATCTTGCTGTCAGGTATCCACTTGACGCGCCCGACGCTGACAATCTTTCGGCAATACGGCATGAACGGAGCAGACTGACGTGTGTGCATCCAGTCGGCATCGAACAAGAGCCAAGTCGGCATCTTCACCCGGAAGTTATCAATCATCGGATGCAGGATTTTCCTGTCCCACGGGGGATTGGTGATGATGACATTGCCAATGGCGTGGTTCCAGTCAGACAATGCATCTACCTGCCTGATACCCTCCCTCTGAGGCTCTATGTCAAACGCATCGGTGCAGAAGTGCCCATGCGCCTCAAGATGGTCCATGAGCGCACCGTCGCCGGCACAAGGCTCAACGAATAACGTCGTCGGCTTCAGGTGTGGCAGGAGCGGCAGGACAGCCTCCATCGGTGTCGGATAGAAGTCCCGTTCCACTCTCTTGAAGTCTGAACGCTTGCCCATCTATCCAATCCTCCAATTGCCTGCGCGACATGAACTTGATGCCTTCACGGCTTCCTACAACGCTGACGGACTTGGCCGTGCTGCCAATTTCCTCCGCAATTCTTGCGGGACTCCAATGCGGTTTCTCCGCAACGACTCGTCGTATTCTGTCTACAAGTTTCATGCGGTGGACACTAATCAATCATTGACACATTTGCAATATGCTAATAGGTTCGTTGGACAAATCAGGAAACGGAGAATCGAATGATTATCGAAGCATACTTCACGCGCATCGTCAGTACCGGAGAAAAGATGTACGGGTTCGCTGAGACAGAAGACGGAAAGGTGATTTACATCCCCGCCAGGTGCGTTGACGAGTTCGACTTGTCGGAAGAAGATGTCGGCACAAAGAACAAACTAGCCGTCATCGAGGACAGCGATGGGCGTGGCAACCTTGTCTGCACCACTCTGCTAGTTGAGGACAGTGCCTTGCAGCAGGCGTATGACATGCTAAAGGATGAAGTGGAGCGCCTTCAGGAACTTCTCACGGCGAATGGTATCTCCTATGAGTAAGACGCCAAAGTACAAAATCGTTGCCGAACTGCGCTCTGAAGGATTGTCCTACGAGAAAATATCCGAACGCCTTGGTGTTCCAATTAAGCATTTACACCGCCACATGAAACTGGCGCGGAACTACGGATACGCGCCGCAGTTCAAGCCAAAGGGAAGATCCATTCTGCTGGACTACCCAGCCGGCTCAATTCGCCCTGCTTTGGAGCAACTTACAAAAGAGCAGCAATACTGGATTGCGTCACAGATACCGACAGGCATGACTATCGCTGAGTTCATCGTGTCGTTCGTGGTGGATGCTTACTTTGAGGATTGCCCGGAAAAATAGCGTTCCCAACTTCTGCGGCAATGCCTTGGGCCGAAGAACTTCACCCATCCCCTCCAGAAGAAATAACGATTGCGTAGCCGCCAAGCGCGGCTGCACAAACTTTCATTCGTACCGAACATTGTTCGGTTGATGTGCCACGACAGGCGCGTAATCCATTCAGGGCATGTCATTCCGACAACTCCGCTGCCAAGGCCATGTAGGCCGCTCCGTCAACGTAACTATCCCGATGCGGGCCGTTCACAAGGCGTGCAATCTTCAGCCATGCCATGCAGAGTGCGACTTGCTCTGGACTGACAGGCCATCCGAGAATGATAGCCCAACCATCTGCAATGCGCTTGAAGTTCTCTTGCGGAGGCCCGTAGGCTTCCTGCCTGTCGCCACAAATCAGTTTGGCAGCTTCTGCGAGTATCTGCTCACGTTCTGTCATGCTCCAACCTTCACCCTGCTGATTTCTCCACGCTCACGATGAAGCGTAATCCCCTGCAATTGCGCCCGCGCCGAGTAAGCATGGCTGCGGGCGTATGCGTCTTTCTCTGTCATGGCCCGCAACTGCTCCCACGTCACGCCGCCGATGTCTGAACTTTTATGATGATGCAGATGCCCTGTCCATAGGTGTCGGTACTTCGTGGCACCCCAAACGTCAGGAAACTCGTCTGCCAGCCACAGAACCAGCCTTTCGGCCTTGGCCTTGTCGCCATGATGGAATGCCAGCATATTGGCGCCGAACTGATGTATCCAGAACTCGCCAGGCTGCTTCACAACCTCAACGCGCGGCTCATTCCGGTAGCGTTCGGCCATCGCAAACAGGATAATGAGATAGGCATACGGATCGTGATTGCCGGGCAGGATAACAAGACGCACAGTCTTGTGCTTGTGCAACGCGCAATCAATCGCTGCTGACAGGGCAGAAAGCGTCATATCAGCGGTTCGATAGAATCTTGTATCGACATCCAGAACATGCTTGGAGCGCGGTGTAGCGTTTGTATCGTCATTGGCATGGAACAAGTCCCCCACGTCCACGATGACGGCCTGTTCGCTTGGTGGTGACGACGCAACGCAACGCCCAATCCATTCTGTCAGCCGATTGCAGGCAATCTCGGTGTCGTAGTCCTCGCCGGCTTCCTTGCCCCAAGCCCGCATTCCGATATGCGCATCTGCTATCGGATAGACTGTCAGCAAGTCTTTATCGGCGTATTCAGGTGCCTTTATGGGTTTCGCGGCCTTGATGCCATCCATAGCGGCACGGATGGCGTCCAGTTTGTCTTCATCAGCTTGGCCACGCGCGTCCCAGAACACCGAGTCGCGCGAACCGTCCTGATGCTGAATAATCCGCCATCCGAACTTGGCCGTATCAGGTTGTAGGCCAGTCGCTTCCATCGCGGCAATCTGCCCGTCGGAAGCGTCCAGCCATTTTTGAGCACGGGTAAGGCGCTTTTCAACGGTGCCTTTGGTGACACCGAGCGCGAAGGCAATCTCTTGCATACTATGGCCCTTCTTTCGGAGGTCATAGGCTGCTTTCTGCTCAGGCGTCATGCCCATTTAGATACCCTGCGATTGCACCCTTGGGTCGCCAGAGAAGTCCGTGACATGGCAAACCTGACGAACGCGCATGTCGTAGAACATCTCCTTGAACGTGCCGTCAGCCCGCTCCACAAGAACTCTCACCCCTACAGGCGGCATCGGTATCATGCCGACGATTTCTTCACCCTGCATGTTGAGAGATTTGTCCGCGTCCTCAACGCTCATGCAAGCACCGCCCTCAATGGCTGGCAAACCCTGAACCAAAAGATATGTTGCGATGATTAGTCCATTCATGTCATGTCTCCTTTATGACAGTTGCAATGTCTTGAAACTGCCGGATGACAGCCTCAGACCATTCCTCCATCTGGAGGATATACCGGGCAACAGCCTTGTCAGAAGCGCCAGGGGCCGGGACCGCAGGCCGTTCTGGGGGCACAAGTAAGGCATCAGGGATTAGTTGCGCGTTTCTGCCGCACGATGCCAAGAGCACGGTCAACACTGTTGCCGCAGCCATTCGTGTCAGGTTGTGCTTCAATATCGGCATATAACTGCCTCCATTCCTGCGCTGCTTCAGCCTCGCGCAACACTCTCTCGGCCAAGACGCGCTCTCGTGCCGCAGACGTTCTCAGTTCGGCCCTGAGCGCCGCTTCGCGCTTCCAGTCGCCAACCTCGTCCCAAACCAGCAGAGCCGCTATGGCGCTCGCTCCCAGCGCCCACGGCCACGGTGATATTAGCCCAACCATTCCGGCACACTGAAACCGGGACACGCCTTTGGAGCATACTGATTATGTCCTGACACCTTGCTGATGGTTTCATACGTCTGCATCAGGCTTGTCAGCAGGTTGCGCAGCGCCTCGTCCTGCTCCGATGTGAAGTTATCACTGAAACTGTCAGTGGACGCAGAGCCGTGTCCGCCGATGAGACAAATGCCAACCGTGTCACGGTTGCGCCCCCGCGTATGTGCCCCAGTCCGAGCAAGAGGCCGGCCTTTGGCGACGGTGCCATCCCTGTCAATAACGTAATGATAGCCGATGTCGCTCCAGCCATTGCCGCTGACATGCCAACGTCGGATTTCGTCCACCTTGGCTTCGGTGGAGTGTCCATCCATCCAGTTAGGGCGTGTTGCAGAGCAATGAACGATGACTTCAGACAGATGCCTCATTCTTCACGCTCCCGCGTCCAGTAGCCCGCAGAATGCGTTGCCACGAGCGTGATAAGTGCCGTGATACCCAACTCAAGAAGCGCGGAGATTGCCGAGATGCCAGCCGCCGTGTTCCAGATTGTCAGGTGCTCAACAATCACAACGCTAATCATGTACGCCAATGGCGCACTGACACCAGCAGCGATGGACGCAGCCTTCACCTTGCGATTTGTCTTGGTGTTGCTCATTTCCTGAGCGCCTTTTCTATGTCGTCCAGTTTGTTGAGAATATTGCGCATGTCCTCACGCATTTGCTTGAATTCACGGTCATGCGCCTGTTTGTCAGAAGCCTGCTGCGCCTTGATGACGGCAATATCAGTCGCATGTACTTGCGTTTTCTGGTGCAGAATCCACACGAATGCCGCTACCGGAGCGACAACCCATCTCATTACCGTATCAAGAAGTTCCATTAGCGCGCGCTCTTTCTCATGTTGGTCAGGGTTCTTCCCAAAATGGTCAGCCCGTCCGCAGAAACAGAAAGAGCGTCCCTGACTTCTCCAGCGTCCATGTAGTCGCCAGAAACTTCTGCGTCCCAAACAATGCTGTTTGGGATATCAACCATGTCACTGGTAATTTCATCAGTGCGGGAATTGATGAATGGAATATCATTGCCGACACACCAGACTCTAATGAAGAAACTCATGCTTGGACATACCTCCAATAGACTGTTCCGCTAGCCGTCCCACTGGTGCTCCAATTGACTGCCGGGGCATCAGCGGAAGTACCACCTATTACTACTGTTCCACCTCCATTGTGAGCCGGGAAAAAGCTGTAAGCGTCCATGCTGATTGTGCCGGAACCACCGCCAGAACCAGTTGAATAACTGCCAGAGTTGGTTCCAGTTTTCATTTTGACACGGCTGACAGCAGAAGATGCAAGTTTGGATTCTGTGATTGAGCCGTCAGCAATAGTGGTCACGGCCAAAGCATCAATCGCCGCCTTCACCTTTGCAGGTGACACAAGGCTTTCCGTGGTGCCTGTACCTGCTTCCCATGTCGCTGTGGCTTGGTCACCAAGCAGGCCCGTTTGCGTGCCGCTCGTGTTTGTTACCCGCGTGTCATCCAGAATACGAAAAGCATTTACACTCTGGTCCAGATAACCAATGCTGATCCAAGCGTCGTCCGCTTCAGAACGCATCTTCAGGATGTTGTTCGTCGTGTCATACCAGAGCATGTTGGCGAACGTCGTGGATGGTGCCGACGCACCACTGGAAAGTGTCGCCAATGCTTGCAGCGCGTTGTTCAGGTCTGTCCTGAACGAAGGAGCCGTCTGGTTGGCAATGTTGAAATCATGCTGCGACACTTAGTTATACTCCACGACGGCTTCCAATCCCGTTATAGACGGTGTGACATTTTCGGACGTTGATTTCAACACAACCCTGAACCGGAACGCCCGTCCGTAAAACTCACCCGCTCGAAACTGCTTGTAGGAACTCCATGTTGGCGAACCCGCAGGATCGTCATTCGTAGTTGAAATATAAAACAAGAGGTTCGTATCAGCAAACTGCGCCGCTCCGGTCAAATCGTCAAACAAGCCCGGCAACTCATCAAACAGTCCCGGCAAATCGTCAAACAGCCCCGCACTCTCATCTACACGCACCACGTTCGCATCAATTCGCGCCCGAACCCGCCGCGCCGTGCTGTCATGCGTCTCGATGTAAGTGCTGAAGTCATAGGTACCCTCATACGGCGCCGCACTGTCAAAGATGATCCGCAACTCGTCGCCAGTTACAACTTCGCAATCCGTCTTGCTTCCGCTGAAGCCCGGATCTTCAGTTTGCGTCAGCGTGTTCGTGAATGACGGCACGTCATCGGCAGCAATAATTACGCTTTCCGCATTTGTGGAAGGTATGGCCGTCTTGTCATATGCCTTGATGAGATAGGTGCCAGGACGTGTCGGCAGCGCAACGCTCGTGCCCGGACGCGGAACCTTGTCCACCGCTGTCGTGGCGTTTGCCCATGTCGCGCCACTCGTCTCAACAGCGTGCCGTATCCGGTAGAACGACAAATCCAAGTCAGACACCGGCTCCCATTCCAGCGTCGTCGTACCTTCGCTTATCTCGTAGAACAGGCCCGTCACATCAGATGGCGGCGTTGCCGAACCCGCTGTCTGTACCAGTCCGCTTGTTGTCCATCCGCCCTTGTAGCCGAACGGATTGATGGCTCTCGCGCGGAAGCGATAGTTGCCCGGCTCAGGGTCAACCAAGTCGTACCGCCCCAACGGCCCTGAACCCAATCCCTTCCACTCTGTCGCGCTTTCTTCCTGAAACTGAACCTCAACCCTGTCCACGGATTCAGAGTTGGCGCTTGTTATGTTAATGGAGATAACTTCAGTGATTTTCTCTCGGACAATCCGAATCGTGCTCTGAATGTCTTCAGCGGGGATACCTACCGTCGGGACATCCGCGTATGAAAGCAGCGTCGTATTGTTGGCGAGAATTGCGCTTTCTTCAGCGTTCCAGTCAAACGCGCTTGAACTCGTTTCCCGCAGCGTCAGCGAAATGCGCAAATCACCCGCGTCCTGGTTCGGCCCGAAGTTCCAGCCGATGACCTCAAACTCCTTGGCCGTCCACCCATACCGCTCAATCGTCAGAGCGATGATTTCACCAACCTCAACATCAAAGGCGTTCAGCCCGAAGTCAGCAGAAAGCGTCATCTGTTCACGCCCACGGAACAGCGTTAACTTCGCAAGGCGCTGCGCTGTTGCCGAACTCGTGGTGAACGGTAACTCAAAATCAAGCGCAGACTGAACGCCATTGTCCTCAGTCTCGAATACGCTGCTCGTAATCGGCGGATAGTCTGCCGTGATCCATCGCTGTGCAGCGTCGTTGAACGTGCCCTGCACCTTGTTGAACTGGTCCCGCAGGTTTACCCGCGTATCAAGATTGATAGGCCCACGCAAATCATCCAGCGTCAACGTCTTGGTTGGCGCGGTGTAGTCACCGGCTACAAGTTTCCACTTACCCGCACCCCAGAACAGTGTGCCGGCGCAAGAAGTCATCATGCGCGTCAGAACATCGCCGTGCGACGTGTCGCCCCTGATAACGCCGTTCAGGGTGTAGCGTTTTTCTGTGCCGCCCACATCCAGCGTTACATTCTCATCACACACGTTTGCAGCAGCAGAAAATACCGTATCGTCAATCTCGCTGTCGTTCAGGCCGTATGCGCTTGTCAGATAGTCCCTGATGCAGAGCGCGGCATTGGCGGAATAGGCAGTCGTCGTGGTGCGCGGGTCGTAAACCTTCTTGCCCTTCACAACAGCCGTGATGAGCGGAATGCCATTGGCGAACACGTCTTGGTCGTACTCCATGCGCACATAGAGGTAGGCAATACCATTGCCGACAAACGCTGCCGTGATCTGGTTTGATTCCGCCAGCAAGTCCGCATCCGCAGTCGTCTGGCTGCCGTCATGCGTATTGATGCGTATCTTGCTGTTCCAAGGTGCGGATGTGACGAACCCATTGGTATCAACCGTCACAATCTCATCGTTGATATAGATGTCGCCAATTTCTTCAACTTCGTGCCCTGCAAGCACGATAATCTGGTGCAGAAACTTGTTGTTGGTGCCGGTAGATTCGTAGTAGGTAATTGCCCCGCCTTTGCGGATTTGCCCATACACGAAGTCATGTGACGCCACAGCGTCACGCGCGTTCACCATCAAAGAGCGAGAATCCAGAGCACCGAAATCAGGCTTTGGGGTGAGCGCAGACAACGCCCATGTAGTTACGAGGGTTATGGCAACATAACCAACAGCAGCAATAACAAAAGTAGATGTTGCTGTTATTCCAACAGCAGACAGAATAGCATTACCTACTGTAATAGGCTCTTTTGCCAACACCGTAGTACCGTAAAGATGCCTTCTGAGCGGCGTCATGGTTCAATCCAAGCCTTGTCTATGTCGTCTACAGGCAAGTATACCACGCCACCGCCTGAAAGAAACGCGCACTTGATGCCATTGCAGACGCCGAGCGCATGGCCTGTTGCCCATCGTTGCGCCTTCTTCGTCGCAACCAGCGCACCACGCGGCGGTACATGGTCAATAGGGCGTAGTCGGTCACTGACAGCCCGCCCGAAATCCCAATAACCATACTCTGATTGCAGTTCCTGCCGCCGCATTGGTGAACCATTGGGCCTCATGTAGCGGCCAAGCCAATCGTCCGCCCATCCACGCCCGTACATCCGACGCCACGCCTCGTTCGTGAACGTCAGGCAGTCGTGCTCGCCCCATTTGAACGGCTTGTCTGCGACTTCCTTCAGGTAGTCGTTCAGGCGCTTTTGCGGCCCCATACTATCTCCGCGTCCTGAATTGCAGTCACATAGTCAAAGAACGTATCACTAGGATACCGTGCCTTCTGGTTCTCGCTCGTATACCGCCGGTTGCTGGCTTTTTCCAGTTCTACCAACTTGCTGTCCACCAGAACGCTGATAGTTCCAGTTTCAGCACTGTCCTCGATTGTCATCTTGTTGAGGCTTCCAGAGAAGACTTCAACAAAGTCCGCAACGTCGCGCACACCCCACAGCACTCGGCACTTGCGCCGCTGATACGGCTCTTGCAGAGCAAGGCTGACAATACTGCCGGGCATTCCGCTCAGGCTGATGTTGATTGACTTGGCAGACAAGTCAGCGACCTCCTCAAGCCCGCTGATTGCCATAAGATTGCCGGAACCCGTGTACGTCTCTCCGTCAATCACCCTGTCACCATAGCCCGTCCACAGGCGAATAGCGCCGCTATCCAGCAGGAACTCTACGGCGTAGAACGGCTCTACATTGCTCTGCGCAAGAGCCGTCAGAATACCTGCCGGAACGGTGCGGCTCATGCAACAACCTCCATGCACTCAAACGAAAGTCCATAAACGCTGGACTCGTTGATGCTCCATGATTGCACTGGCGTTGCCAAACGGAACAAGCCCTTTGGGTCTTGAATCGTCACGGCTTCATCGTCAACCAAGTCGCGCCGGATTGCAGGCCATATGTCGATTTCAGCCGCGCCGTTGGTGTCAGCGTCAACCTGCGTCAGAACCTTGTGCAGCCTTGCCGATGATCCTGTCCCAAGTTGGATGTAGTCGCCTGGAAGCAACACACCCGTTTCCGATGGCGTGAAGCCATCAACATAAATCGTGCTGTCATTTGCGACGTTAACACCAGAAGCCGCAGCGTTGTCTACTTGAACCCCATTCGTATCAACGAGGCCGGAACCCCTCGGCGTTGCACCAGCGGGATCACCCAACAGGAAGGTGCCGGTTGGGCCTTTGAGCGACAAGAGGAACGCCACCCACGGCTCAGAGTATTCACGCCTTACTGGCGGAATAGTTACCGTGGCCTGCCACATCTGCCCTGCATAGCTGTGTGTCTGCGTAGCGAATGTGAACGGCGATTGGCTGACGGCCACGGCGTTTCGTGCGCTGAGTTCAATCTGCGCTATTCCGATGTCTGTCGGCGTGTTCAAAGGATAGGTGATTGCCATTATGCGAATGCCCTTCCATAAGAGCCGCCGCGCCGCTTGGCGTCCACAACGGCTGCTTTCGTGGCCTGTGCGATGTTCGGGATTTGCTGCTGCACGATACGCTTGACGCTCTCATCGCCGTTGGCAGAGATGTTGAACACGAGCGTCTGGTTGACGCTTGCACCCGTCGCCTGAACGCCCAACTTCCCGTCCTTGCCGCGCTTGAGCGGCATGATGGCTTCCGGTCCTGCCTCTCCCATAAGCCCTGTGCGCCCGCCGCTCATCGGGAATGTGGCAGGTCCGCCCACAACACCGCCATTGGCGAAGGGCACCACGTTACCACCTTGGAAGGTCATTCCCTTTGCCGCCGCAGCGGCAGGAGCACCAAAGAAGGATGGGGCGGCCACATAACCAGTAACACCACCAAAGATAGCATTCAGGATGGGATTGATAACCGCCATCTCAAATGCCTTCTTGATGATGATCCGCGCCATATCGCTGAAGGCATCTTTGGCCGATTTGGTGCCGTCCACAATCGACATCATGGCATCGCTCATGGCTTGGCTTGTCGTGTTCGCCATTTGCAACAGCGCGTTTTCGTATTGCAGAGCAGCCGTTGATGCCTGCCCGTAAACCTCCTGCGCCTGAGACAGATACGAATTGTATTCCTGCTGACTGATTTTTCCAGCCTTCAGGGCGCTGTCGAGAATTTGTACTTCCTCATTATAAGCCTGCGCATCTTTCTGCGCTTGCTCATACGCACGCTGCAATTCAGGGAACATGCTCAGGAAGATGTCTCCTCCAGCGCCGCCTCCTTCTTTGTCTGGCTCTGGATATTCAATGTCAAACGGCCTGCGCGGCGGCGCTTTGCGGCGTGGATCGCTAAGTTCACGTTGCAGTTCTTCTTGCGCCCGCATGTCAGCCTCAAGCGTCTTGCGATATGCTGTTAAAGCGGCACCAGCCAACGGCCCAATTTCGCCGGATTGCTCAAGTTCCGCTCTTCTTTGTGCAATTTGGCCTTCAATCCGAGATTGGGCGACGGACTTACCTTCCCGCAATGCGCGTGTCTGAGCCTCCGTGGCGACCGTCTCGAATCCTATTGAGCCGATAGCCCCCAAGATTCCTTGTATCTTTGTCATTGTAAGGTCAAGACGCGAGTTCATCGTTGATACAGATGTTGCTGCGTCGTAGAACGCTTTCTTCAGGTCTACGCCTGTTATTTGCTCAACAATGTCAAGCAAGTCGTCAGTGCTGTCTTTCATTTTGTCAACTTCAGCAGTCAACTCTTGATGAGTCTTAAGCAACTTCAACATAGCAACGATTCTATCGGCAGATTGACCATCAGCCATCATTTCAGTGATGAGCCTTGCACGCGCCTGAAGGTTCAACTCCTTCTGAACTTGAACAGAATCCTCGCCGTATCTAAGCGTCAACCGGAGAATACGGATTTCGTTCTCAAGACTAATCTTTCTATCCGCAAATTCCTTGTTGCGTTCTGCCGCCGCCTCAGAAATCTCTTTCTCAAGTTCTAGTTGTTTTTTGGTTTCAACTGTTGCTTTGTGTATCTGAACAGCCAACTCTACATATTCTTTTGCTGCGTCAGTTGTTAGATTTTTAGAGATGGCTTCTTGCTCAGCCCTATAACGCGCCACCTCTACGCTTTCTTCGCCAAACGTATTTATTTTACTTTGAAGAGCAAGTTGAGCACGCATATCAATGACTGCTCTCCTACTATCTCTTCTTCTTTCAAAATCAGCGTCTCTTCCTGATTTAAGCAAATCATTGTAGAGTTTCTGACTGTTTGACAGTTTTTTGGTATTGTCGTTGGCTTGGACTATACCTCCATTCAGCAGTTTGATTAAAGCGTTTGCTTCTTCTACGCTTCTGTTGGCCTTAATAAAGTTTACCAACATTTGCGCGACATCTGAAGGCACATCAGCCAAACTGATGTCAAGTTCTTGCATGGAACCAATTAGACCGTCAACAGCAACTTTCTGTTCATCAAAGTTAGTCGCGCGTTGTAAATCTTGAAAATGAACCATGAGCTTCCTCGCAACATCTCCACTGACATCAAAATCCTTTTCAATTGCACTAGTGTTTTGCAGCATTGATCTGACAGCATGTCCTGTCCTGCCATACGCTGTAGTCAACTTAGACAAGCCTACAATAGATTTTGAGATTTCGCTTCTAGCAAGAGAAACTCTTAACTGAGCCTCTATTTCTGCATACTCTCTTACGGCACCAGCAGCTTCGCCATACTTTTCAGTAAGGTCTTCCGCAGACATAGCCAAAAGAGACTGTGTATCTTTTAGTCCAGAAACAACATCGCCTAGTTTAGTGAGAGAGTCTTCAAAATTCTTTGCGTTCCCTCTAGCCCTGACGATAGCCGCCCCGATGGCTGTCAAAACAGGAATAGCAATACCTAGCGTCATGACAAGTGCCGAAACAGACACTTGCAATCCAAGGATTCCAACTTTGGCCGCCAAAGTCGCTGGCGGCAACAGATACAAAACGCCTACAAGTTGCGTAGCCTGTTGACCGAAGGCAACAAACGCATTGGTGCCAGATTGGATTTGAACCATAAAGTCACCAACCTGATAGCCAGTCTGTTGCATGGCAACACCAAGGTTGTTGGTGCCAGCCACATTGCCTTGATTGATAGTCCTAATCCTTGCCAGTTGAGCCTGATATTGTTGCAGAGTGATGATACCATTACGGTATGCTTCTCGGAGGCTACGCATAGCCTCGCGCTGGCGAGCAAACTGAGCATATCCCTCTTGGAAACGCATACGCAATTCCAAATTCCTATCAGCAAGCCTTTTAGTAGCCCTCGCGGTTCTTTCAGCATCCGCAGCCGCGTCCCTCGTGGCTTGCGCCGCATGCATCTCCGCCAACGCTCTTTGAGTGTTTAAAGCACCATTTGACTTGATGTAGCCGTTAAGCAAAGCATATTCACGAGCAAGACGTATTTGTGCTTGAGCATGAGCCTTTGAGTTTATTGTTCCTTCCTGAAGGTAACGGTTAGCTTTGTCCCATTCACGACTTAAAGACTTTACTTGGTCAGCGCCACGCAGAATGTCCCGAGTCAACTTGGACTGATTGTCGGACACTTCTTTGAGGGCGCGTTTGGCCTCACGCTCCCCCTCAACAACGAACTTTAGCCCGACAACCTGTTCCACCATTATTCGCCGCCCTCATTCATCGCCTTCATCCAGGCCATGTCCAGCGTCTTGATAACGCCTATCTCCCAAGACGATAGCGTAATCCCGGTGAGATTGCACCACGCCGCAATGTCACCATAGGATAAAGGATTAGGGCCGCTCATGCCATAGGTGCGGCCCTTGTGCAGTTCCAAGAACGTCTCCCACACATAAGCAGCGCAATCAGGCAGTGGCGGGCCGGCAAGAATATCATCCCTGCCGGTCTGCCGTGCCACCTGCTCCAAGTGCTCACGCTTGGAAACACCGCCCTTGTCCGTCTTGGAAAGGTCGAAACTGTGTTCGGCAAAGTCGAGCAGATTGCCTTCGACTAGTCCAAAAAAGCGCGGGTATCCCCGAAGGCAGCGTCAACTTGGTCCTTCACCCAAGGGATGCTGGTGTAGACTTCACGCACCTTCGCCTTGTCGAACTTCTCCAACTTGTCAGTCAGCGTCAGGTTCCACGCCTCAGTGCATTCCACCAGAACCTCCAAGGCGCCTGCCTCGATTTCCTCGGCAGTGAGGTTCATGCGGCCACCAGAACGCTGTGCCTTGATGAGACGCCGGTTCTGCTGGTCATGCGTCACCTTCTTGTAACGGTCAGAATATGGGCCGTAGATGGTGATGGTCATTTGCGTGCCGTCTGCATTCAGCAGCGGTTCGCCAGTCTGCGGGTGGTAGAGCACAACGTCAGTCGTGTCTTTCGTCTTTCCAATGGAAAGGAGTCCGGTCATCGGGTTTCTCCGTGTGCGGGGGTGTCAGGTGAAGGGCGGCGGTCCCCCGACAAAACCGCCACCCCTCTTATCCCGCGCGGGGATTAGGATGTCCGCGTCAGCGTCAGGTTGCTGGCCTCAGTGCCATCATAGAGCGACACGAACGGCAGAGTGATGATGCGCGACTGCGGGTTGGCCAGAGGCACATTAGCGCCGTTGTATTTCACTCGCGGGAAGTAGAACGTATACGGGTTGCTGCCCGTAGGATCGTCCACTTCGACTTGGAGTTCCGACTCCGTCTCATTCAAGAACTTATTGATGAGGGTCTCGTTCTCGTAATAGACAGTCATCGTGCCTTCAACGACAGCGCGGCCAAACTCAAGTTGCGGCGCGGTGTCTTCGCCAACAACGAACGTCGGTGCGAACGAGTTGGTAATGGAGAACTCAAGCGAAGTGACAATGCCAAGTTCGTTGGCCGTCGCAATGCCGCCTTCAAAGATGGAGCCGTTGTAGGAGTCGAACGGCGCGTTGGTGCTGATGGCAGTGGGTGTGCCACCGGACGAAGCCGTGGACGAACCCTGCGCCATGTTCTTGCCAACCATGTCGAACGTGGTGTTCACCATCTGGTTCGGTGCAATCGAGAACGTCGCAGTCGAAACCGTCATGCCGGTAAACAGGCGGAACTCCGTGATGTCCAGAGCAGCGTCCTCAATCGACATGAACAGCGGCGTCGTGCCAATCTTCAGCGTGTCCGTGCTGAAGGTATTCATGAAAGCTGATTCAAGGAACTCGTCAAAGTCACCCTTGCGAAGATCCACTTCAATCGAGCCACCCGCAGAGCGGTTGCCGTGACGGTCAACGCGCGGCATACGGTCAGCCTGGATGTCGTTACCTTCAAGCCGCTCTTTCGTCAGATTGAGCGAATGCGTCTTGATTGGCAGTTCAGCGAAAGTCGGTGAACTCGGAGTTGTCCCGAATACAGTTTCGGCAATATACCGAAGTGCGCTTCTCGAACCCTGTGCGAAGGCCATTTATGTGTTCCTCATTCGTAGGCGTACCATGCTATCTCGATTGGCACGCAATAAAACGGTTCATCGACAAAGGCCGATTGGGCCTCAGAATACTCAATAGAAACTGTAATCGCAACGCCAGCCACGTCGGACGAGCCGTTGAACCTGTCCAGCAATGAATCGACATAATCCAGAGCCAATCCAGAGCCTTCGTCAACAGGCGTGCAAACAGTAAGTATATACAAACCCTGAATGCGATGCTGCGGATTGGGGCCGCGATTGGCAGGGCGGCGTGATGTTGAAATGAACTGCACGCGGACGTGAGAAGTCGTCGGAACCTGCTCATTCGGCACATTCTCAAAAAATACCGAAGGCAATCCGCTTGTGGCGGCAAGTCGCGCGTCCAAAGCCTGCCGAATATCGTTCATTACGGTCATCGTATTTTTGCTCCAGACTTGGCTAATGCGTCGTTGATGATATTGTTTACTTCACGTCTGGCTTGGGAATATACCTTATCGCGCTGCTCAACATACTTTGCGTGCGTCGTTCTATTGCGGAAAACGTAATTCTTCTGCCCCGGATCAGCCAAACCGCCAACTGTTCCAGACGCCTCATCCAGCAAACCGAACGACTGGATGTCTTCAATCATCCGCGCCAAGCCGTATTCGCGCGGAGGCCCTTTCGGAACATTTCTCGGCGCGTTCGGGTCAATCACAACATCAGGCTGGAACGAGCCGCTTCTGAGCGCGACTTCATGGTTCCGCGCATAGGTGCCAGTATCGACAGGACT